GGTTTCACCTCAACCACATAAGTTTTGATGCTACCATTACTTTCTCTCACCTTCATTAGAAAGTCTGGGTAGTATCTATGAGGTCTTTTATCTACAGGAGACATGTATGGAATACTTATCTCTTCAGAAGCCCATGCTATTATATTCTCAGTCAGGTCACAGTATCTACAGAACTTACGTTCCCAACTACTACGACATATTATATTATTTGGATTGCCTTGATACTTTCGAGGGTGCTTTGGTTTGTACCTACTCTTAATACTCTCAGCCATCTCTTATACATAATATATAATCTAAAATATTTATAGATGGCAGGGGTCAGGCCACAAAAGTTAACTGTATCTAATATAAAGTCGAGGTTGTTGAATGTAGCACAATCTTCTTTATATAGATTGACATTGCAAGTTCCTGAGACAGTAAAGAATAAATTGTCTTTAAATAATTTTGACTATGATAATATTAGTTTGCTTTGTTGTGAAGCAACTCTTCCAGGTTCTAGTTTAACTACTCATGAAGTTAATAATGATTATCATGGTGTCACTGAGAAGATGGCTTATAGAAGAATGTATGATGAATCATTAGGACTAACTTTTTATGTTGATAGGGATTATAAAGTAATTGAATTGATAGAAGGGTGGATGGATTATATTACTGGGGTAGATAATAAAACAGCCTATGAAAATCCTTATATAAGTTATAGGATGGCCTATCCTAATTCTTATAAGAATAATATTTTCTTAACTAAATTTGAAAGGGATCAGTTTATGAGAGATTATAGTAAGACTAAAGGTGCTAGTACTAGATCTGCTAGGACTACTCTTGATTATACATTCGTTCAAGCATTCCCTATATCTTTAACTTCTATCCCAGTTTCTTATGAAGAAGGTTCAGTGTTAAAATGTAGTGTATCGTTTAATTTTATTAGGTATGTTCAGAAGAGGAGAAAATCTATATTCTCTGTTCCAATAGATGAAGTTGCTGCTAATGTTACAGAATCAAGAGATGTTATAGTTAATACTAAACCCAAGACAACTTTTAATAGAATTCCTACATGGAGAGATATTGAAGATGAACCAAGTGGATTTACAGATGAGGATGGAAACGAACGTTTCTAAATAAGACACTGAAAGAATTATTATGCCATTACCTACTATTGTTACGCCAACTTATGAACTTGAGTTGCCATCTACAGGAAAGAAAGTTAAGTATAGACCCTTCCTAGTTAAAGAAGAAAAATTATTAGTCTTAGCATTAGAGACTGAGGAAACTAAAGATATTTCTACAGCAATTAAAACTGTATTGAAGAATTGTATTCAAACTAGAGGAGTTAAGGTAGAGAACCTTCCTACTTTTGATATTGAATTTTTATTTCTTAATATTAGAGGAAAATCTGTTGGTGAGGAGGTTGAAGTTAATTTAATTGCTCCTGATGATGGAGAAACACAAGTCCCAGTGACTATTAGTATAGATGATATTAAAATCCAAAAGACTAAAGGACATACTAATAAGGTTAAGTTAGATGAGACTTTGGTTATGGAGATGAAGTATCCATCCTTAGATCAATTTATTAAAAGTAATTTTGATTTTACTGAAGAAGTAAATATGGATCAGTCATTTGATTTGATTGCATCTTGTATTGATAAAATTTATAATGAGGAGGAGGTATGGTCTACTGCTGATTGTACTAAGAAAGAAGTGAAAGATTTCTTAGAGCAGATGAATAGTATGCAGTTCAAGGAGATTGAAAAATTCTTTGAGACAATGCCTAAGTTATCTCATAATGTGACCTTTACTAATCCTAAAACAAAAGTTGAAAGCACTGTACTATTGGAAGGGTTATCGTCTTTTTTCGCTTAGGCTTGGTGCATATGGATCTAGAGAGTTATTATAAAATAAATTTCGCTCTACTCCAGTACCATAAATATTCATTAACAGAAGTTGAAAACTTAATCCCTTGGGAGAGAGACATCTACATTGGTATGTTGAAACAACATCTTGAGGATGAAAAACTCAAGCAACAGCAAGAACAACACTGATGCCCGCAGTAGAAAGAAAAACTGAGCATGTAAAGATACTCCAAGATCTTGGATATGATCCTTGGGAGATAGAGAATGACGATGATATGTTGAGTGTTTTGAAAGCATCTATTAATGATTTAAGTCGTGAGAATCCAAGTGATGGTAGGATTCCTTTATTGCAAGGAGCAGTTAGGGGATTGAGGAAACCAAAGTTTAAAGAGAAGAAGACTACAATTAAAGGTGATAAATTTATGGGAAAGGAGCCTAAGAAAAAAGATGCTCCTATTACAGATAAATCTAAGTTACTTTCAGGAGTAGGTAAGTTTAGTGCCGATGATATAAAGTCAAATATTAAACCAGAAGCAGAGCAAGGTGATGATATAAAGTCGGATATTAAACCAGAAGCAGAGATAGGTGAGGATCAAGATAAACTAGATAAGATTATTAAATTTTTAAATGCAGATGTTAAAGATAAACTAGATGAGATTAATCAGAGTGCTATAGAAATTAAAGATATATTAGTAACTCAAGGGGATCTTGCTGATGAGAGAGATGAAGCATTAAGACAGAGTATTCTTTCTGATAGGAAGAAAGAAAGAGAAAAGAATTTAGAGAAAAAGAAAGGTGTAAAGGAGAAGATGCTTGATAGCGTCACTAAACCAGTAGGAAACTTTCTTAATAAGTTAATTAAGTTTGTGATGATGACCTTTGTTGGGTCAGTTGTAAATAGATTGCTAACTCTTCTTAAAGATCCTGCTCAGTTTTTAGATCCAATTAAAAGATTTTTTAATTTTATTATTGGAATGGTTAATGCAGTAATGAAAGGACTGTGGAACATTACTGGCGCGCCGATTAACTTTATTATTAATGGGATTAATAAAGGAGTATCATCATTATTGGATTCTATTAATAAAGCAACTGGATTGCTTAAGATACCTCCTATAGAAGCACCAGAAATTCCTCTTATTCCTGGTCCTCCTAAGTTCGAGTTTATACCTTTATCTAAAACTGCTCAAGCAAAGAATGAAGAAGCAGTTGGAATGTCTGGTGGTGGACTTGTTCCTGGTGATGATGGTATAGATGGTGCTGAAGGAAAGAAAGGAGGTGAAGGTTTAGATGGTAAGGAAGTAATAGGTAAGGATGGTAAGGAAGTAATAGGTAAGGATGGTAAGGAAGTAATAGGTAAGGATGGTAAAGATGGTAAGGAAGTAATAGGTAAGGATGGTAAGGATGGAACAGCAGTAGGAATGGCTGGTGGTGGTGTAGTACCAGGTAGTTTTGAAAACATTACTAATACAGAGACATCTACCCCTACAAAGAACTCTTCTGATCCTTTTAGTTTTGGAAAAAAATTCGTTTCACCTGAAGAAGCAAAAGAAAGAGTTGCTGCAATGGGAATGCCATCTATGGAGTTAATGGATGGTACAGTGGTTCCAGATTTTGGTAAGATGGGTGGTGAGTCAGTAACTCAGGGACTTCAATTGACAAGAGATATAATGGTTCAAAATGAAGCACCCCCAGAAAGGATTGCTAAAGTGGATGAACTCATGGCCATGCCTGATGCTCAACCTGAGAGTATTGCAACTAAGATTAATCAAATAGTTCCAGGTTCAATGGAAAATACTATGATGAATGTGGCTGCTGATATATCTGCAAAAGCAAAAATGTCTGGCGGTGGTATAGTTCGCAATTTAAATGTTAGAAGACAAGGATTTGGTGGAGGAGGATATGCCGCTCCTTATCCAACAACTAATCTTCTTGGTATGGGTCATAATGTTATTGATACTGCTCCTGAAAATATCATGGGGTATAATAAAGGAGGAAAAGTTATTAGATATAATAAAGGAGGAAAGGTTCCTGGTCGAGGTGAAGGTGATACTGTTCCAGCAATGCTAACTCCTGGTGAGTTTGTAATGAGTAAAGGTGCTGTTGACCAGATTGGTGCTGATAAATTAATGGCAATGAATAAAGCTGGTGGTGGAACTAATCAACCTAAGTTGATGAAGTTCGCTGGTGGAGGAATAGTTCCTGATATTCCTACTCCCAATAAAAAAGGTGGTGGAGTAGTAGTGATAGGTGGTGGAGGAGGTTCTCAAGCACCTAGAGGAGTACAATCTTCGGGAGATTCTGGAACACCAACTCCTCAATTCTCTTCTACAGATCCTAATAATATTACTATTCCAGTGGTTAAATCCCTCTATAATATAATGAGTTAAAATGCCAGCAATAACAGGAACATTATTAGTAAATTTAGGTAAGCAGTTGCTTAAGGATATGACGAAGAAAGCCGTCAAAGCAACTGCTAAGAAGGCTGTCAAGTCTGTTGTTAAAAAGAAAAAAGTAAAGGGAAAGGATGTTGCAAAGAAAATGTTTGGTGATAAGGAAGATAAGGGAGGTGCGTTAACTATTATACCTAAAGGTGATATAGTTCCTAGTCTAGGTGGAGACATAGTACCTAGTAAATCTACAGAAACTGAAGGGCAGATAGTTAAAGTAAGTGGAACTGCTGCAAAGGATTTGGGTCTTAATGACTTTATGGAATCTTTAACTAAAGTTAGAGATAGTGTGAATGGTATTAAGGTTGCTATAAATGATAACAATAAAGATACTTTAGATAGGATTGAGGCGCAAAGGATATTAAATAATGATCTTAAAAAGAAAGAGAGAGAGAAGGGTTTAGAAGATAAAAAGCCTGGTATAGGTCAGAAGATGTTATCTTCAGTAAAAGATCCAGCTGAGGGTTTCTTAGTTAAGATGGCTAGGTTTGCCACTATGACTCTTCTTGGTTCTTTGATTGCTGCTTTGATGGGAGGAGCAAAGGACATTATATTAGCATTCAGAATTGGTATTGAAGCTCTTAAGAAAGGATTGCCTACCTTACTTAAAGGAGTTAAAGCACTTAAGTCTGGTATAGGTAAGGCATTTAACCTAGTATTGCGTCCATTTAAATCTCTTGGAAGGGCAATCTTTGAAGGTTTTCAAGCTTTAGGAAGTAAACTTTTTGGATGGGTTAGTAAAGCTATTAAAAATGTAGGAGCAGGAATTAAAAATTTTGGTAAGACTGTAGTTCAAACTGGTGGTAAAGTTGTTAAGAATGTAGCTAGTTTTGCTGCTAAGAAATTACCTAAGGTCGCTCAGACAGTTGCTAAGACTAAACAATTTTTAGGACAGACAGTAACTAAAGGAAAAGACTTTGTAAAATCTACTGCTACCAAGGCAAAAGACGTTGTAAAATCTACTGCTACCAAGGCAAAAGACTTTGTAAAATCTACTGCTACTAAGGGAAAAGACGTTGTAAAATCTACTGCTACCAAGGCAAAAGACTTTGTAAAATCTACTGCTACTAAGGGAAAGGACTTTGTAAAATCTACAGCAAAGAATGTAGGTTCTAAAATAAAAAATGTAGCAAAACCTGTAGTTAGTAAAGTAAAGTCAGCAGCTAAACCAGTAGTTAGTAAAATTGGTAAAATTATAGGAAAATTATTTGGAAAACAAGCTGGTAAAGCAGCAGTAGGACCAGGAATAAAAACTTTATTTAAATCTATGGCCAAGGGAGCCAAGGCAATCAGGATACCAGTTGTTGGTCCTCTTTTAGTGGCTCTTATGTCTATGTTTGCTGGTGATCCCATGAAGCAAACATTATTTAAGACTGCTGGTGCTGCTATTGGTGGTGGATTAGGACTAGCATTGGGTCCTATAGGAATGATAGTGGGAGAGATAGCTGGAGAATTTGTAGGAGATGTTTTATATACTGGATTTAGTGGTGAAGCTGGTGGATGGAAAGCAGCAGGTAAGAAACTAAAGGATAAGTTTTTTCAGATAGTTAAAGGTGGTAAGGTAGTTCTTAATTGGATTGGTAATGGATTCGGTAGGTTCTTTAAGAATTTTGTAGAAGAACATAAAATTCCAATTCCGAAGGGTGGAGGAGTTCAAACTATCTTAGGAAAGATTCTTCCTTTCTTAGCTGATAAGGATGGTTTGGTGACATCAATACCTAATATTTTTCAATTATATAATCCATTTAAAATGGGACCTTTGTTATTGAAATCTTTCTTCCCTCCTAAAGATGAAGGATCTAGTGAGGGAGGAGATACTGCTGCTAGTATAGGAGAACAAAGTAATGGTAATAGTGTGGATGTAGAATCTATTTCAGAGTCTGCTTCTTATGAGGATGGTGCAGAGGGAGAACCTACTGTTGTTATAGATGGTGGTGGAGGAGATCAAGCATCATCACCAACACCTCAGGCAGGTAAGACTAGATTAATTTCTCTAGGACTTGATAAACAAACTATATTAAATAGTCAGTATGAGATGTCATCTAATGCAGCTCTTTATAAGGTATAATAATGTCCAATAAATCATCAGTTTTACCAGGAGACATAAGAGAATTTGAACTTTTCCAAGCTAAGGATGGAGGAAAGTCTATTGATGCGTCTGGTGCTGTAGTAGATATAAAATATTATGAGGATATATTATCCAATTCAGTTTCTTTAAGTGCCATCATTACTGAGAGTGGAGAGAGTGATAGTGATGTTGGAAATGTAGGAATCTTAGATGGTCTTCCTATACGTGGAGGAGAACCATCTAATATTGTGATTGTGGATCATGATGGTAATAAGTTAGAATTTAATGGTGATAATAAATTATATGTTAATAGAGTTAGGAATGTTATTTCAGGAACTCAAAAGGATGTTTATTCTATAGACTTTACTTCTAGAGAAATGCTAGCTAATGAGCAGTGTAGAGTTGTAAAAAGATATGATGGAAAGATATCAGAGAATATAAAGAAGATACTCACTGAGAATACATCAGCAGAAGTTGGTATAAAAACTAAAAAAGAAGTAACTGTTGATGAAACTGCAATCAATTATAATTTTATAGGTAATGATAGGAAACCATTTTATGTTTGTACTTGGTTAGCATCTAAATCTATTCCAGCACAAGCAGGTAAAGTAGGAGGTTCAGCTGGATATGTTTTTTATGAAACCTATGATGGATATAATTTCAGATCTTTAGATGCTTTAGCTGAGCAAGAACCTAAAGGTAATTATCTTTTTAGTAATACAGATGATATTCCTCCAGAATATACAGCTAAGGTATTAAATTATGATATTGATAGAGATATTGATCTTCAAAATAATTTAACCATAGGTGCTTATGCTAATAGAACTTTGTTCTTTGATTTCTATGCTTACAATTATAAGGTAAGAAATTATAGTGTAGATGAATCAGGTGGTGCTGATAATAATGAAGGAGCAGGTAGTAAAGGAAAGATTGTAACACTTGGTTCTGATGAGATTGATTCTGTTGCAGATGAATTTAGATTGCCAGTTTCACGATTAATGAATAGAGTTTTGGATGTAGGAACACTTCCAGCAGGTAAGGATATTGATGAGCAGTTAAAGACATGGAAGGATAGTCCTTTTGATCCTACTTACGATTCTACTAAGACTATGGTACAATCTGTGATGAGATACAATCAAATGTTCTCTGTTAAAATAAATATTATGATAGCAGGAGACTTTAGACTTCGTGCTGGTGACTTGATTCGTTGTGAGTTCCCTAGATTATCTACAGAATCTAATACAAGACCTAATAAGGTTAGTGGAGGACTATATATGATAGCAAGTCTCTGTCATAATATCACTCCAAGAGAAACTTATACTAGTTTAACTCTTGTGAGAGATACTTTTGGAA